ATTAACGCACTTAAACACATGGGCATGGTCCCAGAAGGTTATTTCGTTAACCATTATCTAAACGATACTGATGCATTCTTCTTAATCACAGATGTACCTAACGGAATGAAACATTTCGATAGAGCACCTCTTAAAACTTCTATGGAAGGTGATTTTGATACTGGCAACGTAAGATACAAAGCTCGGGAAAGATACGTATTTGGCGCATCTGACTGGAGAGGTATTTTCGGTACACCAGGAGCGTAATCGACAAATTAAGATTTGAGGCGGAACACAATTCCGCCTCATTTCGAGTATAAAGATAGAAATTAGACTTATGAAAAACTTCCGAGTACAAATTCGTTATCATGGCTATTCTGCTGACTTCACAGTTAAAGCTGAAGATACAGCTGAATCTATTGAACAATCTATCCTTGACAAACTGGGAAAAAATGAGGTATTGTTCGAGTCTAATGGATTTACTACTAAGACTGGTAAATGGATTACCTATGAGGAGGTAATAAATGATCCAAGACCTGTACAAACAAAAGAAGTCCTTGGAGTTAAGTTGGGAACAGGAGCATCTTAAAGAGGGTAGATATACTCTCGAAATGACGAGAATTGATCATGCAATTAAACAGATCATTACTCAGATTAAAGTAGAAGAAGCTCGATTAGATGATCTTAAAATTAAGATCGCTGATTCAAGGCCTGAAGTTTCAGTAGCTACTTAGTAAAAAGCTACATTTTCGGAAAATCATTCCACATCACCTAATCTCTTGCGCTCTATTCAAAAGTAAGTTATAAAAAAAGTACTATACAATTATTTAATTAGATCTAGACGCGTATAGTCGACGGCCTAGAGACTAGATCTTATAACTAGGAGGATTATAATCATGGCAACAACTACATTTTCGGGTCCTATTAAAGCAGGTACTATTTCGAATACGACTGGTACTACTTTAGGATCTAATGTAAAAAATACTGGACAAGTTGTAATGGCACAGACATTTTCAACGGGGGATACACTTGATAGTGGAGCTTCTGCTGCAAACAATACGACTGTTGTTATTCCAGCTAATTCACAAATCATAGATATCGTTCTTGACTGTCCGACAGCAATGGCTGGTGCAAATTGCACTCTCAGTGTTGGAGATACAGTTGGCGGTAATGCTACTTTTGTCAATTCATTTGAGATCACAACTGCTTCTGGCGTTGGACGTAAATATCCAACAACTGAATCTGGTGGTGCATTAGCATGGGCTGATACTGGTACTGCAGACGTAAAACTTACGTGGACAAGTACTGGCGCTACATCTGATGGTGAAGTTCGAGTTACTGTTTTGTACCAACAAAATAATAACTTACAATAATAAATAATTAGTGAGCTCCTTCGGGAGCTCACAACAATAGGAGATAAAAATTATGGGATATCCAGTAGATGTAAAAGCAACACATCTTACAACGTCAGGAGCAGTCTTCGCAGGCCCCGCTAGAGTTCTTGCAATTTACTATGTAAGTGAAGCAGCTTTAGGTACCATTGTAATTAGAGATGGTGGTGGAACCGGCACTGTTATAGCTACCTTTGATGTACCAGCAGGATCAGGAACAGCAGGGGAAGATTCAGTTTATCAAATAGAAGTTCCGGGTAATGGGCTTAAATGTAATACAGACGCCTATGCCGAACTTACTGGTGGAGTAGATAAAGTTACAATCTTTTACGGTTAGGAGGATAAATGGCTACTTCGGAAACATTAGCATTTAACCCTTCGGTTTCTCAATGCATTCAAGAAGCATATCAAAGATGTAATGTACAATTAACATCTGGGCAGAGTTTAAGTACTGCTCTTTTTTCTCTTAACATTTTATTATCCGAATGGGGCAACCGAGGAATTCACTTCTGGGAAGTTGCCAATACTAGTATTTATATAAATGATGGACAAGGAGTCTATGACATTTATTGGGACAATACTATAAGAAATTCTAGCACCACTAATCCAGCACGATCAGATGCATCTTCAACTTTTATTTATAACGCAACTGATATTTTAACAGCTGCTTATAGAACGAATGCTGGCGCAACTGGTCAAAGTGATATTACTTTAACAAAAATTGATCGTTCAACTTATGCAGCTTTAGCTAATAAGAAAACTCAAGGTGTTCCTAGTCAATTTTGGATAGAACGCTTCATTGATAAAACAAGACTTACTTTATACATTGAACCAGGTTCTTCTCAAGCTAGTAATTATATTAATATTTATTATGTAAAAAGAATTCAAGACGCAGGTATTACGCATCCTAATGCACAAGCTAAAGATGGTGCTTATACTTTTGCTACCGATGTTCCTTATAGATTTTTCCCTTGTATGGTGTCGGGATTAGCTTTTTATTTAAGTCAAAAACTTAATCCAGCAAAAACCCAAGAATTAAAACTTTATTACGAAGATGAATTTGCTAGAGCTTTAGCCGAAGATGGTTCGGCATCTAGTACCTTTGTTACCCCTCAAACTTATTACCCAGCGGTGTCATAATGACGGCACGATTTTCGCAAGGAAAATATTCATTAGCTATTTCCGATCGAGATGGACAAGCTTATCCTTATACTGAAATGGTTAGAGAGTGGACAGGCATGTGGGTTCATATTTCTGAATACGAACCTAAATCTCCACAATTAGAAATTAAAGTTACTGGAGGAGATCCTCAAGCTTTACTTCATGCACGAACGGCACGAACAGAATTTGCTACATGTACTTTATTGCCCTGGAATCCCTTTCAAACTCAGACTTCGGCAACGAATATTATTCGTGTGAATGAACCGGGTCATGGGCGTACGATGGGAGATACGTATCGCTTTTATGGAGCAACGATGTTTGCACCAGGAACTGGATCAACAACGAATCCTGTGGCTCAATATGCAGATCCTCCTAATTTTGATGGAATACAAGGATCGAATATTGCTAAAGCAGCAGGGTATGTTATTTCTCAATATGGTACCACTCTGGTTCAGACTTCAAATTTTTACCAGTTTACAGTGGATTCGAATACTGCTACAACAGGATTTCAAGAAGGAGGCGGTGGCATGGTCAGTATTGGACCTGTTACTATACAAGCATAATGGCAGAGTTTACTTATTCAACATTAACAACGGCAATTTTAAATTTTACCGAAACGGATACATCCGTTTTATCTTCTACTATTACTGATCAATTAATTGGTAATGCTGAAGAAAGAATTTTTAGAGATGTTAATATTGATGCATATCGTTTTTATTTTCAAGCAACCGCTCTTGATGGGCAAGCAACTTATAATGCTCCCTCAGGCACCTTAGTGATTCGTGCTATTAAAATGACGGATAGCTCTAGCAATATGTGGTATTTAGAAAAAGTAGATCAAACTATGCTGGATGAATACACCCAAGATACAGCTAATAATAAAGGAAAACCTAAATATTGGGCTAATTATGATGGCGGAGATGGATCAGGTTCAGGCTATTTTAAGATTGCTCCTGCTCCAGATGCAAGTACTTATACCGTGGAAGCTGAATATTTGAAGATGCCTACAGGTTTAAGTAGCGGAAATACTTCAACCTATATCAGTAAACGCTTTGGAAACGGACTTTTATATGCGTCTCTAGTAGAAGCCTATGGGTTCTTAAAAGGCCCAATGGATATGTTGACATATTACGAACAACGATATAAACAGGAAGTAGATAAATTTGGTCTGGAACAAATTGGAAGACGTAGAAGAGGAGATTACACAAGTGGTACAATTCGTATTCCTCTTAATACTCCTTCAACAACAGATTCAGGTTTAGTTAAATAGGAGACTTATGGCAATAACAACAAGTGCAGTTTGTAATTCATTTAAAGAACAACTTTTTGAAAAAGTTCATGATTTCACTGCGTCTAGTGGTGATGTTTTTAAAATTGCAATGTACATTAGTACTGCTACGATTGGGAAATCAACTACAGATTATTTAACAGCTGGAGAAACTTCAGGTACAAATTATAGTGCTGGTGGAAAAAAATTAGCCGTAGCAAGTCAGTTAGTAACACTAATGAGTGATACTGCATTAATTGATTATGCTAATGTATCCTGGCAAACAGCAACGGTTACTGCAAGAGGAGCATTAATTTATAATACTTCTGCTTCAGATAAAGCTGTATGTGTTCTAGATTTTGGGGGAGATAAAACTTCCACAGCTGGTACTTTTACAATTCAATTTCCTGCTCGTACAGATACACAAGCTATATTGAGAATAGCCTAAGGAGGTAAGCTCCGATGGCAAATCTGACGGTTACCATTGCAGTCTCAACAGGGACTCAATATCAAACTGGTTCTACGGGTTCAATTTATACTTTTGATGGTTCGCAACCTACGAGTTTTACTTTTCCATGGGTTAATGGAGGAACAGTACGTTTAGATCAATCAGGATCAACAAACGACAATCATCCTTTAATTTTTTCTACTTCTAATAGTACAAGTACTTCTACTATGAGAGCCGGAATTATTTCTTCCGGTGTTACTTATTATTTA